TAATTAGGCTGCATAACGTTGTACAACGCATAGGTTAAGTCAACGTCTTGTATACAATAGCCAGCTATTTGGTCTTCTATATCAGGTGGTAAGTCAAATATACCTTTAGCATTTACAAGTTCGTCGCCTTTACGCATTGTTTTATCATTAGGAAACATACGTTCGCAGGTATTTTTGAGTGATGAACTTTCATTTGGTGCAAGTCCCCGGGCCATGGCTGCTGTGTCGTAGTAGTATTTAGGATACACTTTGTAATATTGGGTAAGTATGTACGCGTCAAAGAGAGTGTTGTGACACACAACTGCAGCTTCGGCCCATTGTATTTGTGCAATAGCGTCTGCACATTCGTCAGCTCCGAACCATTCAGTAGGCTCATCATTTATTTTTATACCAACTCCCCACACTTTAAACAAGGGTGAGTGCACGTATTGCACAGCACTGAGATGTGCCAGGCTGTGTTCTGTATCGTAATAAGTTTCAAAGTCGAGTGTAATTACATTCATTTAGATCTCCTTTGTTGTATCATTAATTTTTGCCAATGTTCATAGTCGCCTTTCTTGGCACGTTCCCAACCTATACGAGAATTGACCATGTTAAAAGCGACTGACAATCTTACTTTTTTATATTGTATATATGGGGTGTCTTTATCTGGGTAAGTGTACGGACTTTTAGTGTTCCGTTTTACCATTACATATGTTGACATATTAGTCCTCCTAGACTGTTGACATTTATCCTAAATGCTTTATGTTTGGGAATTAGGGTATCACACTTGCAAGTGATACGTAAATATAACTTTTAATATTAAAGGTAACTTTATGGCTACTATAGCAACTTTAAGAAAGAGTGGAAATGTTGAAAGCAATTCAGCTTTTAAAGGTTTTCCTGAAGGACAAATGTTCACAAGGAAAGCTACTATTTCTACTCCTGTCTTAGCATTAAACGATGTAATACAAGCTCTAAACGTATACGCAGGGGAAACTTTGCACGCGTTAAGAGTAGTATCTACTGACCTTGACACAAATGGTTCACCGGCGATTGTATTAGATATCGGTCACACAAATACTGATACTGAAACTACAGGTACTTCTACTGCAATCAAAGATGGTTCAACTATTGCTCAAGGTGGTGGTATCGAGCTCTTCAGTGCATTAAGTGCAGATGACGATGCAATCGAACCAATTGAGTTTACTGCTGATACAACTATTGATATTCATGTACAAGTTGCTCCTGCTACAGGTGCTACTGGTACAATTACAGTCACAGGTTATTTTAGCTAGACAATAGCACAAACTTAACTTAGACTATTAGGAGTTGATTTTCTCCTAGTATCAATGAAGTGTAAAAAGGGCTTACTTTGGTAGGCCCTTTTTCTTTTTGTACAAACGATCTCCCAGGGTGTATATGTGTGTGTATTCACTGTCCTGAACAATAAGTTCAAAACCATTGAACTCTAATATTTCTACTTGAGTTTCTTTTTCTAAATAGTTTTTTAATTGGGTTAGACTAGACCAATCTTTGTTTAACAAAGGGTCTTCATCAACCTGTTTAGGGGTGGGGGGTGTAGCTTCAAGGACATCTCCTATAAATTTCTTAACTATAGAGTTAAGGTCAGCACGAGTTATCATGCGTTTTTTATTATAGAACTTTTGTCCAAGGTTCATTCGTTCATCGTTCGTTAGTTCAATTGATATATTGGTCTTCATAGTCGGTTCTTGATTATACGCATAGCGTGTTCTACTTTAGCAAGTTGTTTTTCAGCTTCTGCTAGTTTTTCTTTATCACCAGTATCTAGTTTGTCGTCAGCTACATCTCGTATAAATTTTTCTACGATTATTACAGCTTGTGATATAGATGTTATTGTTTCAGTCACACTTTATACCTCTTCGTTTTAATGCAACACGAATACGTTCTAGTTGTCGTGGTGTAAGTTTTCCATTTGGTTTACTTGTTGTCATATTAACTCCACTTCAAAAGTGTACTGCACGCCGGACATGTAGCACGCAGTACACATAGATACAATAATAAAAAGTTGTATATAAAACAAATTTCTTAAATTCATACTGCAGTCTCCGGATTCATTAACTTGTGTAAGTCCATGTGTTTTTTCTGTTCTGGTGTAGCATTTCTAGATACCCATTGTGGCGGGTAATCTATTGCAGATGAATTACTGTGGTGATCTTTGAAATGCTCTTTCTTTTGTATTGCACGAGTATAAGCTTTGAACACATCTTGCATGTAGGGTTTGTCTTGAGTAACAAACTTTTGATAGGACTCTGTAGTATACAGTTGATGGTAACCACCAGTACCAGTTTGTTTATATTGGTCAGGCATACATAAAGGTAAGTCAGTTAGTACTTCGTAATTAGTATCTTTGTTAGCTGGAATGTTGGATGGTAACTCTTGTAAAGCACTTATTACAGTTTCTGTTTTGTGAACAGCAATACCAGTAATATATTCTTCTTCATCTGTAAATCGCCATTTGTATTCTGCACAAAGTGTCAAGGCATGCATCCACAACCACCAATAGTTTAGTGCATCTTGTCGAACCCATATAGTTGAAGGATGATTTTCATATGCTTTTTGATACAAACCTTTAGCATCTGCTCCTGCGTCGCCATCAAGCACACGATGTGCAGTTGATAACATTTGTGCAGATTCAACAATCATTTTTGGTATGAGTTTATCTGGCAACTCTAATGCAGCCATTCTTGGATCGTCATTTACAGCAAAGATGTTCATAGTTGTACTCCTAGTAAGTTAAGTTTAAATATAGATTGTTTTGGTACGGCAAACCATGCCCATGGTCTTACAGTATGTCCTGAAGCTTGGGCATCAACTACAGGTTTTGTAGAATGGCTTAGCCAACGTCCTGTGCCAAAACCCCAAGGGTTACCGTTGTTTCGCACGTACGTAATATTTCGTTCAAAAACATGACGAGGCTTGTCAGGTATTACTTGTTTCCATGCGTCGTTATAAAAACGATCGACAATAAGATTACCAGCACGCGGTGAAAAACCAGTGACCTTACAACGAATGTAACCTTGTTGGTATTCAGCGACTAACCAATCGCCTTCGTTGAATATTTGTTCTGGTTTTATATGTTCAGGTAATTGTAAATAACTACTTTGAATAGTGTGAAAAGTATTACCTGTTACTTGGTCTTCAACGGTGTTGGGGCCAAACAAAAACCCGTTTCTTTGATACGGCACATTGTTTTGGTCACACCATCTTGAAGTTTGATTGTTATATCGGTGATAATTTTTGCTCATGATTTTCTCCTTCATAGTCATAAGTTTGTAATAGTCTTGCTAAATACCATTGGGCTTTTTGCAAGTCCTCTTTTTGGTTTTTGTATTCGTAACGCCATATATATTTTATAACGTTACCTTTCAAGTAGCCTTGGAATTGTCGAGTGGTCATAGAGGCTTGAATAGCTTGTATGCACTCGATATCTCCAGTGTTGTAATGTGGGGGTTGGTTTACATTGTCCATAATTACTCCTTAATTGGTTCGTAACAGTTAGCGTGGTCTCTGACCCGCTTAAAATCATAAGTATAAACTTAAAGTTTTGTTGAGTATATCAACACTTATCTTGCATCGATTTTTAGGAATTCGTCTACGTTTTCGGACCTCTAACGCACTTGGTTCCACAGGTGGTTGTATCAACTAACTGTTACGGTATTTCTCTTTCAAGAAATTACGGTTGGACTCTTCGTACGATTGAAAAGTAGGGTGAACTTCCATGCCATAGGCACGACGTTCAGAGCAATTTTTCTTGTACATACGAAGAGCAAATTCTTTATATTCCGTAGTGTTCGCAAAATGTTTCATACATCTCTCCAACTATTGGTATTTCTAATTCGAACATTGTATCAATAGTTGCAGGGGTAGGTACAGTATCAGATTTTTTATACATATCAGGTTTTGCCTGATCTTTTAAAAAATCTTTAAATGTTTCGTGAAACAAAAGATATGCAACATCTTCTGAATCTGCATCATCTTCAAGAATATAACGAAGTATTTCTGATTTTATAGTCTTTACAGAAACTTCATCAAAGAACTGATTAAGAGTGGTTTCTAGCCAAGTACCATGCCACTCTGCCCATTCTTCTGCTTTACGAATTAATTTACTCATTTTCTTTTGTTTTACTTTTTGTTTATGGCTAACGTTATTACTTAACATTACTTTCTCCAATCAGGTTCGTGTTGTTCCCACTTACCAGAAGGCACATTGAGTGTAAAATATTTTAAGTCAATTTGCTTAGTTTTAAACGTAAGCTTTTGATGTACCATAGTCTTTTTAAGCACAAATAGCACAATAGAAGCTACAAGACCACCGACCATAGCAGCTGCCATACCACTGAAAGTACCATAAAAAGCAACCATTAGAGTAAATGTAATCAGCACATCAACAAAAATGTCATGACCGATAGTCTTACGACCGCCAGCTTTAAGCGCTAGCAAAAGCAGACCTAGCGCGCTGAATATTCCTATAAGCAACATTGTTTCTGTTTCTCCATATAATATAAGCCATGTAACCAAATTGAATAAGTTCAATAAGAATCCACAATGCAGTTGTAACTGCAGTAACTGTTGTACTAGTCATAGTCTGTAATCCTCCAAAGGACAAATAGCACTGTTGATGTAAATAACAAAGTGCCAAGTAATATAAGAAATGCGTGAAAAGAACTAGCTACTGCAAGTAAGCTGAACATAATCACGCTACCAATGAGTACTGATACGCCGTACTCTTTCGCGTATTGTTTAATGTATTTCAATAACTTCTCCATAAGGTGCATTTGTTGCACTGTTAGTAATCCAAACAACTGGAAAATGTGGTTGATTTCCAAAGTCATTTGACTCCAAGTCAGTTAAGTATATTAGGCAGGAGACACTAGGGTATTTCTCTGCCATTTCCGCAATGGCTGGCCCAAACCTTGTACCACCACGCCCTTGCATTGTGACTTTCAAAGGCATTGATTCACGAGTGAATGTCTGCTCGTCAGTTACATCTGTATCTGCTTGCATAAAGCGAATATTTTCTACATTGGCATCAACCAACATAGATGATATCTCGCCTAGATCTTGGTTGAGTTCTTCATCAGTACGAGAACCAGAGGTATCAACAATGACACCAATCTCTTCGATACATGGTGAGTACAAACTAGGCAGATACAAACCATTAGCAACAAACCTACGATTAGGTTTTTGCCAGCTGTAATCTGATTTGTTGTTACTCTTCAAGAATCGTGCAAGCTTTTGTTTCCAATTGACTTTAGGTGACACAATGTCGTCAACAAGTTTAGACAAACTACCAGGTAGCTTACCTTGTGCTTTAGCAGACTCAGCTGCTTGTTGTACTGCAACACGCATGTCTGCTTGATGTTTACTTTGTGCACCACTGTCGGTCAAAGATGGATTAGGTTGAACACAAGTACCGTCGAAATCAGACAGGTTGTCAGGCAATGCATCTCGACCACCATTTTGTTGCAGAGTGTTGTAAATTTCATCAGCAGTCATGTCACGATACTTTTCATCAAGCAGTCCACCTTCGGGCAATATCATGCCAGCGTCAGTGACGACTAGGTTAATTACATAGTCGCCAGCAACGTTCCAAAGAAATGGATCACGCTCATTAAGACGAAGCACATGCATGTAAACACAATGCATAACTTCGTGAGCAAGCAAACCAACTCTTTGCTCAGCTGTACACTTGAGAAAGAATGTGGGATTAATCAGTAGCTTTTCGCCGTTCGTTCCCGCTGTTGGAATGTCTTCGGTAAACTCCGCCCCCAATCGAAGGCAGAGCGTACCGAAGAACGGTTGTTTCAACAACAACGATGATCGAGCTCGGGTAAAAGCCGTTTTAATATCTTCCATTAGTCATCATCTCCTAGTAACGTTGAACCAAGAATCACAGCGTTGAAGTCGCCAGCATGTTGCTCGACAAAGCCTTTGTCTTGCTGTGCTTTTGCTTTACGCGCTGTTTTCTTGTGAATAGTTACCATTTTATCTGGGTCAACTTTTTGCACCATAGCTGCTAACGCACCACCGGGCCACGCTTTCAATGCTTGGTTAAGCGTTTGAAAACGAAGCAACATCTTAGCAAATTTAGCGACTTCATTCTGTTTGTTGATGTCGTATATATGTCTTGCTTTAGATATCTCAAGAGCTTTGAGAACTGCTTCGTCTTGAGGTGCTCGATAAAGATTAAAAGATATTTGACTTCGATAAGAATTACCTTTTAGCAATGGTTGCTCTACTGAAAGAGGCATGTTTGCATTATGAAGTTCTGGTGTATCAATTCTACACTCATACTCTTTAACCAAGTTTTGAACTTCCCAAGGCAAGTCATCATAAGCAGGGTCTCTGTCTTTTTGGTCATAACATTTTGTTTCGAACTGTACATTCAATTCACTATCTTTGATAAAGAATGCATCGTCATCATCAGAGTTAAGATCAAAGAACTCTACATCATCGAGTTTTGATGCATCTTTAATTCTGTCAATAACAGGTTTGACATGAGTGTCATAGATAGCATCGCCAAGAGACGCAGGGTACTCTGGTTTTGGTTTAGTGTTTACATAGCTCTTTTCATACTCTTTGCAGAGATCTACTGTGAGCTTGTTTGACATACGAACTGTAGCCATAATTTTCTCCGTTGTTACAATACAACATCTGAATTATCTGAAATCCAGCTTTGTATTGTAGGTTGTTGAAATAACGCTTTGTCAATTGCAAGTATGCTTTTGACCAAAACGACCTGAAACTCGGTAGGTATCTTTTTACCAAGTTTCATAATGTTTTCTAGTTTGGATGGTTCCGCCCTAGAAGCCACTGCACCTGTAAGTGCATACAATACCGCAGGATCTTCCGATGGCATGTATGAACTAGGATTAGCAATCAAGTTGTCAATATCTGGCAACTTGTCTACAATTTTTGCAAACGCAAGAAATTCTCCAGCAGGGCCAGTGCCTACAGCACCAGATATACCAAAGAACAATCTTGAATCATCCATGTTTTTTGTTAGTTTCAAACGCTTGTCGACGAATGACCAGCTTCGAGGAGTAGGAAAAGCATACTCATCAGCTTTGAAACTGTACAAAAGGTTAGGACGGTAACGCATAAAGGAAACCAATGTAGTATTGACTTCATTCTTTATCGCCCACTCGCACCAAGCATCCAAGCTAGGTTCGAGTTCGTAATGCATCAGTCTGTTTCTTACAGGTGAGGGCATTTGGTATACTGAGGCACCGTCTGTTAGACGATTACCAGCAGCAAGACATGACCAACCGTCAGGCATTTTGTAGTTACCAACCTGACGAGTTAGTAGAAGTTGTAGAAACGCATTCTGTGTAGCAGGTGGTGCTGTCGGTAGTTCGTCAATCATGAACAAACCACGAGGGCCGTGCGTTTCTTCGGTAGGGAAAATATCCGGTGGAGCCCATGAAGTCATGGCACCGTATGTTTCATTGTCAATGACTCGTGGTATACCACGAACATCGACAGGGTCGAATAGATTGGCACGGAAATCTAGTAACGGCACATTGAGATCATCAGCCACTTGCTGTGGAATCTCTGATTTACCGATACCGGGTCCGCCCCATATCATTGTGTTAAGTCCAATACGCATGTTATCGCGTATCTCCTGTTTGAGATCCGTTGCTGTAACGGTCTGCATAGTTGTTGTATCTGACATAGTACTCCTCTTATCAAATAGTTATAGTTCAATGGGCTCAATGTCACGAACCTTTACTTGGTCGTTTCGTATCATTTCGCCCAACCTTTCAATTGCAAGCTTTTTGTAATCAACTTGTTCATCTACTGGAAATGGAGCATGAAACTCCACCACAATAGTATTTTGTGAAAAAGCATCTACAAAAGTAGCTCGAAATAATCTTGTTTTCATAGAATCTCCTGATTTATTGAATACACCAAAAAAGCTGGGATACATATTTTGTATAATTTTCATAGTTTTGACTAGCTTGTACAGAACTGATCGGCGAGGGTACAAATCTAAGATTTGTACCGAGCGAAATAGCTCTGGATATTGAATTAACTTCCTTATGGGATTGTGGGATACGCCCACCGAGGGCGTATCCACAATCAAAAATAACTTACTTATGCACACTGTGCGAAGGTACAAACCGCCGAAGGCATCCGACGGCACGCACGCAGTGCGGTGCCCAAAGGATGGCCGGAGGCGTCTTTCCGATGTAGACGAACACGCAGTGTTCGGCGGGGCATCGGAAAGATTTAGTTTGTACGAGCACACACGCACAACAGCACACAAGTAAATATAAATGGCACACAAAAAAATATATTTGGGGATTTTAAAAAATTTGAGCTAGGACTGGCTGTGTTTAACTTTTGGGAGATACCAGCCCTAGCCGTGTTAGGTAGGAAAAATATAGAAAACCTACCACCAAGAAGAATAGTAGACTTCTTTACCTTCTTTTATCCATTCTATAGCTTGAGCACAAAAGTCCAAATCTTGGTCTTTGTACTCTCGCATAGCATCTTCTTGAAACTGATGTCCCCAGAACATGCCGTCAGAACAAAAAGGTAAGTCATCGTTCATTACGAAGGTACGAATAATCTGTAGATCCGTTATATCTAATTGCACATTCACACAATTAAACTCAGGTAATACTGTGCCAATACTTGCAGTCAGACCACGATAAAGAAAAGCACGATCTTCTTGGTCTTCTGGAATGTAAAGCTTATCGCCAATAGTGTTACGAACTTGTTTTTCGTCTTTAGGCACAGGCGTACCTTCATACTTTTTACAGAACCAAATAGTTTGCATAAGATTGTGTAGTCTTGAATGTTTACGCCAATCAAACTCAGCATTAATCTGAAGTTCTTCTTCTTTGATAGGCACTACATTGCCTTCTGCTTTTAGTTGAGGTTCAGCCCAACCAGCCATCATATCTAAGCCCATTACACTCTCTCATGTTTTGTAAGTGATTGGTCTTGGTATTGGTATACCACTTGTTGACGCACAATTTTACCATTCACTGAAGTTGATGAAATAACCTTTCGGTTTCCTATTTTTTTACCTTTATGTAAAGGTCTTGGTAGATTACTACGATATTGCATATTTGCTCCTATATTAATTAATGCGAAGTTTAAGCAGTATATGAAAGGTCTATTTTGAACCTATCGGCTCCCTACTTAAACTTCGACTTTTATGGATTGTGAGCCGAATTCTGTGCCTAGCTAGAATAACAGCCAAGTAAAGACTAGCTAGGACTTGTGTTGTGCCTATCGCAACTTAGTAGGTATAACCGTTGCAAGTTATCTAGATAACAATCTAAATTGCGACAGGACTTTTTACGCCGTTAAGCGTCGTCTACAATGCTTTGCATGTGAGCCACAGTCTCAGCATTAAGTTTTCTGTTGTTTTTACCAGAAGTGTCAGCTTGCTTTTTGAAATTGTATTCAGCAAGTCTTTGCTGTCTGTCCATAACTTGGCTCTCAACTCTGTCTCTTTGAATAGAAACATTTCTGAGGTTGCCAAATTCTTGGTCAACAACTTTCAAAGCGTCAGTCAATAACCTTGCTTTACGACCAAGGTCAAACATCTTCGCTTCACGCTCGTAAACCCAGTCAGGCAAGTCTTCTTGAGAAGCAAGGTTTTGCACAGTATCGAAATACTCGTGAGTAACGCTTGCAAACTCAGACCATGTCTTGGTACAACGACCAAGCAATGACAAGCCAGTTGTTTCTGGGTCAACACCAAGCTCAATTCTTGTACCGTCAACGATACGCTGAACATGTTCTTGGTAAGTTTCCTGTTGGTCTTCAACAGTCAACACTTCTTTGTTTGGCAAAGTAATTTCTTTGAAAGACATTGCTGTACCAAACTTTTTGTCGAACACTGCCATAATAGCGTCTACGACTTCAGTCTTGTAGGTTGGTTGACCATGGTCGGTCAATGCAAACTTACGATGCCACCAATCGGCGACAACGATGTCAGCTTTCACAGAACGCTGTTCTGCACCTTCAGGGTCTCTGTTAGTGTCTTCAGTATCGTCATTCAAATCTGACTTAACTTCTGGCAAGAGTTCCTTAGTCTCTTGCTCACTAGGGTCAAAGTATTCACTCATATTTTTTACTCCTAATATATAAAGTGATTAATAAAACACATTTACTTACATAAATGCACCTATCCAACTGGCTCATGGATTTGAACCAGCTTGAATTCTTTTTAACTGCTCGGGCTTGTACTTCCTATAAGGACTGACTACTTTACCAAATAACTCAGGTTCATAGACTACGAACTGAGTTCCTATAATCTTAACGATTGTGCCATAGATACATTGCCCTTTGACTTGTACATTATCGCCGATGCGTAAACCAGTGTATTTCATAAACGCCTTGCTAAAATTAGCCACAGCTTTCTCTTCTTCAGTCATAATTACTCCTAGTACATTTAAAGTTCTTTACCGTATTTATGTACTTTTTGTAGGTTTTATTGGTTTTTAACGCATTTAATTGCTTTTTCACTTGTTTGTTCATGACATCTCCTTAATCTTTGCAGGTGGTAGGTCTTTCAAACATCTAGCTAAGTACAAAGGGTCTTCGCTAGTGTATGGTTCATCATTGAACAGATGGTCAATGTTAGTCAATGTACAATGGCCGAGATAACTACCGTCACAAACTCGGTTTTCATTACCGACTGGTGCCGTGTAATGCCCGTGTTTGTCACGAGTGCCTTTGGCTTTTTTGCCATAACTTCTTCGCTTTTTAAACTCTAGCAAAGGGTAGACGAGTATAAAGTTAATCATGAGATTCTCCTATTTTATTTATATTCTTATCTGCCACAGGTAGAGAAGAACACAGAATGTGTTCTTGCTCAACAAGGTATTCGCCAGCACGCTGTAAGCAGATAGGAAACATTGTTCGCCATACTCCTTTGTCCTGCACATGCGTGAAAGTAACGCCTTCTTTTATGTACTCTTTGAACTTGGCACGCATACTCGCGTTCATCGGATCGAGAAAAGATTCGATAATCAAGTTGGTCATGAGCCCAATGTTCCAGTCGTTGTCGGTAAGGGGAGGATTCTTACCGACAAACTTAGAACCGCTTTGCCACGGTCGACTGTACACTCTTCGGTCGAAAGAGCCCGACTTCCAAGTTTGGTACGCGTGCTCGACGCTCACGTACCATTTCTTGTCCCACCAGAATGGTCGATAGCAAAGATTGCTCAACCATTCATGGTCTTTGGTGCCATACCATATATTGACGTGTCTACTGCTCATTGTTCTCTCCGAAAGGTGTGTAAATGTTTTGAAAGCCGTCATAACCTGCTTTGATGAAAGCATTACGATATTGTTCAATCAAAGTCGGATTACAAACAGCCACGATTGGTGCCGAGATGAAGCCATTGTTATACCAAAGCATGTCATCATGGTCTTTCGTTTCTTCTCCGTCTGGATTGAAACCCACGCAAATGTCATGCTCAAACAAAGCATCCAACATGCCTTCGTTCTCCGAATAGTCTTTGATAAAGGTCAAAGGCAAGGGTCCTTTAACACCTTTCCTTGTCAAACATCGGTCAGGATTAGCAATATAATGAGAACGCACATCATCACAGAATCCTTCCCACTGTTCAGGTAAATTACAAGTTGCTATCGCTATCGGCTCATGTTCATAATCAGTGCCTTCGGCACCAATCAATTGAAGACAAGCTAGTGGTGGGTCCATGTAAGCTTTCATTATTACTTCGCATTCCCAATCTTTAAACATCATTCTGCTCATGTTTTTATTCTCCTAAAAGTTAAGTTATATCGTTCTTCTCCGCCATTTTTGACCGAGTGCCAATTGTCTCGCCACCATTGACCAGTAGCTAAGATGCAATCTAAGTCAGTCAATGTTACGCAAGTGCCAAACGCATTTCTGCTTTTGTCATTGTAATTAAAGTCAGCCATGCCACCGATAGATACCGAGAGTATGCTACCTTCAAGGCAATCTTCATCGTCTTGATGTGGTGCAAGAGTATTCCAAGGTGCGTACTTGTTTATCAAGCAGTGGTTCCACTCGTTGGTAAGTCCGTACGGTATCTCGTTCGCATGGTTGATTATATTGTAGATCGGATTGAGCCAGTGTGGGCCTTGCCAATCTTCATTGTGATGTGATTTACCTGAGTAAACATAGTCAACACTTTTAGCAATCGATGCTACCCAACGTGACCATTCCCAATCATATTTAACTGTGCTCAAGCCCAGTCTAAGGTCAGCAATGTCATCTTCGTAGAATTGCCAACCACTACGAAAATCTTTCAAATTAAACACCATCATGTCACTGAATTTCATTGTTCCTCCTCCGTTTCATTCCAGTACTTACGCCATTTACGAAACTCGTAAGTACTAAGGTTAAAGACTTCATAGCCAAACATGACTACACCTGTTATGTATCCCGCAATAAATACGAGTACTCCAATTATCATTTCCATATTTTTCTCCATTGAATTAATGATTTCCCTTGCCCTATCCAGATAATTTGCCTGAAAGGCAATTTGTTTGTGGTACACCGTGGTACACCCCAAGGTATTGATTTTATTGAGCTTTCACTAAAAGGTGTACCAGCACGAAAAAGTACGTGGTACACCGGAAAGCCCCGCGTTAGCAGGGTTTCGTAGCAGGTGTACCATTTGTACCAGTTATTTAACGAATCTAACCAAGATTCTATAACTACGGTCCACGGTCCATTTCTAAAGCTAACGCAAATCCTGTGGTACACCCGGTACACTTCGTGCTTTCCGCGATGAAAGCCAGCAGATATTTGGTCTGCAGGTGTACCGCACATTTGTGTTTCAGGTGGTACACTGCTGGTACACCCGGTACACCTTGGACCTTTGATATTCGTTCTAGGACGCACACCAACGGTCCTAGAACGCTCCATCACTATCGTGATGATAGTAGTGATTGAGGCTGATGATAGTAGTTGTTGCACAATGTTCTCCCTGAGGTTTCTGTTTTTAAAAAAAAGCGAGAGACCCGAAGGTCTCCCGCTGTCGCATCAGGATATTTCCTGTTTTGGTTGAGGTCGCGGATTGCCCGCGGGTTCTTTCCAAACATCTGACGCGTTTCGCTCATAATCAGCTTGTTTCCTTGCTCGTTCTTCTCGAGAGCGTTCAAGGTTTTCTTGCTGTATGGTCTTAGCGTCATGATGCGTTTGTATGATAACGACTTTCGCTTTTGCGAGAAAAGTGTAAGCCGAAGCCAGCCATCGGGTGATGACTGACTTGCCGTGAGGATTACTCATTTAGCATCTCTTGGTTATCCGTATCTTCGCTGGCTACGGACTTACCAGTTTTCTTCGCCTTTAATTTCGGCTTAGATGGTGACTTATCGCTACTCGGTATTCCGCATGATGCGAAAAGTGTGTAGGACTCGCCGGTAAAGACATTCGTCAAAGATATGTGCGATAAGTTGCCGTCTTTGTCGAAATTAAGCCATGCCTCCCTAGAGGTATCAAGCTTGTCGCTTTTCTCAGTCTCGGAGATGAGGTTAGAGAATGGACGTCCCTTGATATCAAGAGGTATGGCGACTCCGCCGTTTTTGTTAGTCGTGTACTTAATTTGCTGTTGGTCAGCATCCTTAAGCTTAGGATTGACTCGAATTGATAAGCCTTCGAGTAAAGCTGTAAACTGAATAGCCATTATAGGTTTCTCCATATTTATTAAGTGTCCCAAGAGCCTATCCCTTGGAATCACTTGCCTTATATAGAGAAATTAGCCAAGGGCTGATTTCTTGACAAGGTTCCTAGTGGTAAAAACTAAAAACAAGGTTCAAATTCGAAAAAGGGGGAGGGGTGTTGTCTCGCATGATAGTAAGGGTCCCTGTATGAGCAATATAGAAAAAAATTTTACTAAAAAAATTTTCTAGCAAAAATATATGCTACAGTGAGCAAGCATGAGTACAAAGAAATGTACTTCTTGCAAAAAGGAGCTACCTTTAACAGAATTTGCGACCAAAAATGATCGTGGCCCAGTCCTTTCAAAAAAATGTAAAACTTGTTCTTATGCGGTACGGCAAAAGAATGCTAGTGCAACACCCCAAAATTATTTGACTCGTCTGTTTGGCCAACTTAAACATGCAAGAACTAAAAAAGAAAAGTCAAAAGTTGAGTGGGATATCGAACTAGAAGATGTTCTAGAGTTGTGGGATAAACAAAAAGGTAAGTGTGCGTTGACCGGTTTATTTATGACGTACCACAAAGATGGTAGTGGTAGCAGAGATTTGAATGCTTCTATAGACCGAATAGATCCAAATATTAAGTACGTAATTACTAATATTCAGCTAGTTTGTAGTAGGGCAAACATGTTAAAACACACATTAAAAGAAGATGAGCTTTATTGGTGGGCTAAAAATATAGTAGAATCCAAAGAAAATGACTGATAAAGATCAAAATTTTGAACAAGAAAGGGCTGAGCTTCAGTCTCATTATCCTTATGTCGATGTCAAACTTAACGAGTTAAGTGTTCAAGAAGAGCGCTTAATTCTTTTTCATCTTCGTGGCATGTCAAAAGCTGCAGCGGGACGCGCGGCTGGATATAGGGATAATGAGCATGTTTACAAAGTATTTAAGAAGCCGGCAGTACAAAAGATGGTTGCTAAAATGCGCGAAGAATTTAAAGAAGAGATTAAGTTTGATAAACAAACAGCGACAAGCATGTACTTGGAAGCGCACCGTAAATCTGCAACAGCGACAGAAGAAAAAGTTATCACCGATTCATTGTGCAAGCTCCACGGTCTATTTGC